ATCACCATAATATTGACTAGCTAGATTATACAGGCGATCTCCATATTTCCAAATATGTGCGTTTGTTGTTAAACTCATACGCTGTGCAACTGTTGGATTGCTAAACGCCGGCGTCTCATAGTGCTCTATGATACTTACGCCTCGTTTCTCTCTCAGCGGTTTATAATACTCACTTGAGTTCGTGAAAATTCTGTATTTATCGTATCTTCCCATGATTAATCACCTCTGCGTTAAAAGGTCGGCAGGATCCCGCCGCCGGCGGAACCCCCTGTGGTACTGCCGGCAGCATCTGCCCATTCTTTTAGATCCTCGCGTTGGGCCGCGGCAGCGGTCTTGCCGCGGTTGCCGGTGGCGCCCTCAAAAGCCTGCAGCGCGCTAGCCCCCAACTGGTCCTGCTGGGCTTGCGTTAGCGGCGCGTGAGTAGGTTCCGTTCCTTGTGGCGAGCCTGGCGATTGAGCGCCTTCGCCGGTGGGTGTCAAGCTGTCGGTGCCATCACCACTTATCATCAGTTCGTTCTGGTCTGCTGGTGCCTGCGTGGAAGCAATCGGGAGTTCTCCGACTGGGTACGCGTTATTAATACTATATGGAAAATATTCACTAAGAGGGGCGGAAGCGCGTGTTATAGTGCCTCCTCCTTCCATTTCGGTCACTTTCCTGTCCGACCAGCCAATTGGATGTTCGTGAATGGGAGAAAATCCAATATTAATATCTATCATTTTTGGCAAAACAACACCCTCGGCATTATTAATAACGCCATCAGGTCCTTCAAGATTGTGATTTACAACGAGATTATCAATCACCCCCAATTGCCCCTCATCAACATCCAGGGCCCGAGGGGTACCGTCGACGGGATCGTTGTGGTCTGCAAAATTACCAAAAGTTGAGTTGATGGGGCCACTATGAATAATAGTTCCCAACAAATTCATAACTCTTATTCTCACCATGGGCGATTGAGAAATCGTTTGTGCTGCTTGTGTGCCGGCCGGATCTCTAAGGGTGGTATAATTCGGATATAAAAACTGAATCAGTTTCTGTACTCTTCCTAAATTTTCGAAAGCTTCGCTAGCGGACTCTGCCGGTATTTTAAAAGCTAACGAAATCTTTCTTGTTGTATTCTTGAACAAATAAATTGGATCGACGCGTCCATAAACCATTTCGGGGGCCCAATCTGAACTATAAGTTTCGTTGAACGTTGTTATGAAAGCTTTAAAACTAACTGATGTTTTACTTGGTACGTGCTGAAACGAAATGTAGGCGCCTCTCTTTTCGGCGTATGCATCACTTGCTCTGACGTATGCTGGGCTTGTGTTCGAATCTTTTTCGAATCTTTTAGAGTTAAAAAATGCCATTTGTGTTTTCTCCTATGCTGTTTGTAAGATGCCGCTAGTGACGCTATCATCTAATTCCCGTCTCGTTATCCTTTTGATTGTCTCGTTGCCGACTTTAACAACTATATCTCCTCTATGAATTGTTGGGGAGGGGCCCGTAGGTGCTGTGGTGGTGGTACCCGCGGCGAGCTGGGCTGGTGCCATTGTTCGAGTCGCGATATTCGCCGTTGACGCGTTGCCGAGATTGTAGACACCTTGGGCGGCCGCCGGGGCGCTGGTGGCCATGTCGTCAATAGTCGCGGCCTGAACTTCCAGAGCAGCAACATAGCTAAGAGAATGTTCTCTAGTAAATTGATCGCCTGCTTTTGCCGCCGAATCGCCCATCATTCCAATGCCTCGACGAGCGTTTTTAGCTCCCAAGCCGATTTTATCAACTAACCCGGCCATTAGTGAGAGGCCCTCCAAAAATGTCGGAGAAGATCGTTTTTTGCTTATAGCATACCACACCCCGGTAATTGCCGCTCCTACTGCGAGGAGGACGGCAATGCCTGCTATCCATGGCGCAAAAGCCGCGGCAGTAGTCACGCCAAAGATCGCCGTGGATATAGTCACGAGTTTTAATATGGCCATGAATATTAATATAGGCGGTACTAATAATTTCATAGCTGCTGTATTCTCTCCCACCCACTTAAATATTCCGCGAAGTCCTTCAACCAAGCTGGTCATCACGGGCACCAAGATAACAAGCAATGCTTTCAGCTGCTCCTGTGCGGTAGCATACGCTAGCGCTTCTTCTGCTGCTTTTTGAAAATCTTCTTCGGTTTGATTCATTGAATCTCCCAGCAAATCAGTCCTACCAGACATCACCAACGCCAATTCACTGACATCGCCCAATTTGAGCGCTTCTGTATAAAACAATCTCTGTTGATAACTCATCTCGTTGAAGGATAAGCCGGTTTGTGATATCGCATCACGAATCATATCAAATCTTGCGGCGGGATCTTCCTCCATCATGAGATCCATCGCATTCACAAAGTTTCCGCCTAGGGCGGCGTTTAGCATTCCTGCCTGTTCTGCGGCGCCTTCGAATGTATCAAACTTTTCAACCAACGCAAGGATCTTGGGTATTTCCATACCAGTAAGCTTGGATTGTATCGCTACGCCTTTGAACGCTTTCATACCTTCATTGCCGAATTTTGAAAGCTGTGTGGTGGCGCCGGCGAATCCTTCAGTTATTCTCGATGGAGCCACACCAATCTCCACCGCAAATTCTTTCAAACCCAACAAGGCTTCGTCGGCCTGGTCAGGCAAGATGCCCATCGCTTTGGTCATGAATTGAACACTCTTGGCAGCATTTTCAGCGCTAACACCAAGCTTGCCCAAAACGGCGATGGTTTGACCTAAACTTTGTCGGACTTCTTCGTTCTGAAAGGTGAAATCCGTGTATGTGTTAAACAATGCTGTATGTGCGGCGGAGGCGTCTTCGATACTGACACCATATTGTTTCGTTGCGTGAAAGGTCTCCATCATAGAACTGGCAAATTCCTGCGAGGCGCCTGTGGCTTTTCTAAATTGATTCTCTGCGTCCATTATCGCAAAGGCGAGACCAATGACACTATTGGTGAAGCTGCTAAGTACCCCGGTTGTGAGGCCGCTTGTGAATGCCAGGAGTCCGACTCTTCCACCTTGGACCGCCTTCGTTATACTTTTTAAAGTCTCTGTTGCTTTGGTCGAACCGAACACCTGAAAAGCACCTCCGAGTGATGTACCAAGACCTTCGGCGGCAGCTACGGATTTCTCCAAAGATACGTTAAAGATCTCAGCCTCTTTGTGTAATATCTTCCACATTTCGGCTTCTCTTTCAACCACTTTGATCCCGTTGGCAAGTTCTTTATATTTTTCTTTGGCGAGACTCACGTGCTTGCCGGCCACCTCTTCGCCTTGGAGCGCTTGTTGCAATTCTTCTCTTTTGTGCCGAACGCTCTCCCTAAGCTGTTCGTTTTTCTGCACTATATAGTCCAGATCTAACCCGCTACTTTTTATTGTCTTCTCATAGCTATCAACAACTCTCTGGCGCAAACTAACTTCTTTTTCAAGCTGCTCGACTCGCTGTTCGGCGCCAACGCGGGCGCCAGTGGTGTCGGTCGCGGCCGCATCTCCTGCAGCGGGAGTGGTGGCCTGGGCTGATAGGAGCTGCTCGATTCTTACTAAAGCAGCTAATAGGTCTTTGTCGCCATTGTCATTGCCATTGTCATTAGGCATAAAAGGTTCCTCTTTGCGTGTCTAAACTTAAATAGTTTCCCATAAAAAAAGACAGGGCTATGAACCCCGTCTGTTCCTTGCCATCATTTGTGATGGCGGCGGCGGCTGATTGTGGGCGCCTAATGTTTGCGTTTTGTTGGAACCTTTCGTGGATCGCTCAATCGCTTCGTTTTCCGCTTCCAATTGTTGTACCAATCGTTCGACAAACCACTTACGCAAACCTATTGGTAAATTGTATGATTCCGAAAAAGACCAACCGCCGGAATATTTCAAAAAGAAGAACTGCTCGTACACGTTCTCCATGTATTCATCGGTCAGGCCAAAAAAAGTCCGCAGAAAGCGGAGCCTCCAAGTGGTGCTCCGCATCACACTCTGCACATACAAATTGCTGGGTAAGATCAATATTTGGCGCAATTAGTTTGTATGCCATTCGTAAATGCCGAGAATCCATAGAGGGAACGTTTTGAACCAAGTAACTTAGCGCTTCTTGAGAAGAGTCGCCGTTGACTGCGGTTACGATGTTGACAATTTGCCTGGTAATGTTTTTCTCGTAGGTTTTTTGTTTTCGATCTGCTTCCGCGCCTTTAAATAGCTGTTTCTCATCTCTCCCCGTAAGGAGTCGAAAAGTCACCTCTACTTGCGTTCTCGGAAGCGTAATATTAAACGTACCATCCCCATTATTAGCAACATCTATCTCATCACCCTCTATGCCGTTATGGACTTTAGCTTCATTTAAATCAAAGGAATATTCTTGCGCTGTCGCACATGAGGGACACACAACTCGGGTATTATACTCGTTGCCGTATCCCGAAACTCGCATGGCAATGATAATTGCATTTTTATCACCAACCAAGAGAGAATCCTGTTTTATTCGTTTATCCACAATTAAGTTGTCGACTACTCTATCAAGCGCAACACCTTTTTTGATGAGCGTTTTTGATGTAAGAATATCCTCTTCTTTCGCCGTCATTTGACGAATTTCAATACTATCTTGCCCGTGCAGGGGATGGTCTTGTGGATAAAACTTTCCCTGTGATGGCAATTCCACGAACTCCGTGGGAACGACAAACGAAAAACCACCACCACCTTCGTTTTGCATTGCTTGTGGTGGAGGAGTCGTGTCGTGCTGTTGAACACCGCCCATGCGGTCTCTGTTTCTAGACAATATACACCTCTTTTTTATCTATTATACGCTGAAGAACTCTGTGCCACCGTCACCGGCAACAAGAACTGAACCATTATTAAAGGTCTCAACTCTCGCCCAATCATACTTAAGGGTGACAGACATCTCAGTTAAATCATCAGTACCATAAGCCAACTCACCAAACTTTGCTTCAGTAAGGAAAGAGTTCCAAAGTGTCCACTTTTCTAATTCTCCGCCATTTGAATCAATCTGGGTAATAATCACAGTTCCCAGCGCACCGGCAGCTTTTGCTTTAGAAATGGTCCCCATGCTATCGGTAGTAGCGTCAGTGGGAGGAGAATAGCCGGATTGAACGAGAATATCAGCCAAGGTCGCGGCCATATCGGGGTCGACTGGGTCAACAAGTGTAATGGTAATGTCCTGCCATGTTACTTTTCCGGGATAGTTGAAAACATGGTTCAAATAATTGTGTTGTACGGCTTCGACCGTAAAGCTTGGTTTTGCTGCTGTCTTAGCATACCAAAGTGTAGCACCGCCCTGTGGGGCGCTAATCCCCTGAAACTCCACATAAAATCTAAATTGTCTCTTTGGATCTTTTAATGTGGTGTCTTCACCAAAGTTTGTTGACCAGAATGGCATTTTTAAGAACTCCTATAATCTATTTTTAAATAGTGTGGTGAGGGAAAAATCCCTCACATCTTTAATCATCAAATGATGCCCCTGTTGACATGATAACAAAGTCGATGGCAATGTATTCAATAGCACGAGCAGGTTTAATCATAATCTTTGCATACAAAACATTCTGATCGATAAGATCCGGGGTAGTGGTGGATTCGTCAAGAATCAGACGATAATCCGTAATACCATAGCCCACCTTGACGTTAGCAAGGAATGGCTCAATCAAAGCCTTAAATCGATTCCACGTTGCTTGCACATTCTGCTCAAAGAGAATCTGCGTTGAAAGAATGGAAATCTGCTTCTTCAAGTAAATCACCAACCTTCGCACGTTAATTCTGTCAAGAGCAGATTGACGCTCTTGCAGCGTCTTCTGTCCAAAGACAACTATTCCGCTAGAGGGGAAAGAAGCAATGGGGTTAATGTTGGCTTCATACAGCGTATCACGCTCTTTTGAGGTCAACCGCTGAGTAACGCCCGTAACGGGGATACCAGCAGC